TCTGCTGTTGGCATATGTGTGTATTTCCTTTATTGGTTAATCACAACCAAAGGACAATGATATGTGGACTATTTATGGAATTATTACGCTTGCTGTACAGCCCGGACTACTACAGATCGTAGACCGTAAAGAATATACAAACCCACAGGATTGCTTTAGAGACGCTATGGTTATGATGGCAGATAAAGAAGACCCCAGAGGCATGGCGTGTGTTCCAATACCACAGGAAGGAAAATGACAGATGCTTGCATTAGTGTCAGCTATTACGAACTTGGCCGGTACATGGGTCAGTGCCAAGGCGGAATCAACCAAGGCCACCGCAGAGGCCAAAGCCACCGCACTGAAAACAGCGGCACAGTCTACAGCGGACTGGGAGCGCATCATGGCAGAAGCCTCCAAGAATTCTTGGAAAGACGAGTGGTTAACCATAGTGTTCAGCATCCCGCTGATCTTAGTCTTTATACCAAGCATGGTAGGACATATTCAAGCGGGGTTCAACGCATTGGCAACTTTGCCGATTTGGTATCATGAGATTCTCATGGTAATTGTACTGGCCTCATTCGGTGTCAAAGCCGGTAAAGGTCTAATGGATATGATGGGGAAAAAGTAATGCCTTACGGTAAGAAGACTACAAAGAAAACTACTAAAGCGTTCAAGCCTTGTGCGGGTTGTCCTAACAAGACAAAGTGCAAAGCAATGGGCAAATGCATGAAGAAAGGCAAGAAGTAATGCCGTACAGCAAGTACAGTCCTAAGCAAAAGAAACTAGCTAGGGTTGCTCCTCCAAGAGACAAGATTACAGCGGCTGATCTTAAGAAGGTGAAACGTGGCAGGAAAAAGAAAAAAAGCAAATGACGCTTGCGCTAAGAAGGTCAAGGCTCGTTACAAAGTCTGGCCTTCAGCTTACGCTTCAGGTGCTGTAGCCAAATGCCGTAAGGTTGGTGCAAAAAACTGGGGAAACAAGAGTGGCCGTAAGAAAAGGTAAAGCCGGTGCATCACTCAAGAAGTGGTTCAAAGAAGAATGGGTAGACCTCAAGACAGGGAAGGCTTGTGGACGCAAAAGCGCAAAGGGAGATTCCAAACGCCCCTACCCTTCATGCCGTCCAAAGGCAGTAGCGGCCAAGATGACCAAAGCAGAAAAAGCCTCAAGCACCCGCAGAAAGACCGGCCCTGCAAGAATCAAACACAAAGTGACAGCCTCAGGGAAACGTAGGAAATGATTAAACAAACCGCAGGTGCGGCCTTAACAACCTCGTATCAAGATATCTACACAGTACCTGTTGGTAAACAAGCTGAATGGAAACTGTTGTTTATTACAAATACAGCAGGGTCTACTATCAGCGTGGACGTACAATTTTATGATGCATCAGCTACAGCAACACTTCAGGTACTCAATAGTTATTCGTTAAGCTCCAATGAGTTTATTAAAATTGGTGGTAATGAATACGATTTTATTAATATGAAAGCCGGTGATATTATTAAAGCTAAAGCATCTGCAGGAGCAACGTGTTTAGTTTCTGTGCTTGAAACCAATGATATTATCCAAGGAGGCTAATGTGGCAACCAAACGTGTAACCAAATCTAAGATGAAGTGCAATAGCCCCAAGCGCACACCTAGCCACCCTAAGAAATCTCATGTGGTCAAGGCTTGCTCAGGCGGCAAAGAGAAAGTCATTCGTTTTGGTGAGCAAGGTGCTAAGACCGCAGGGAAACCTAAGAAGGGCGAAAGTGCTCGTATGAAAGCAAAACGTAAGTCATTTAAAGCACGACACGGTAAGAACATAGCCAAAGGAAAGATGTCTGCGGCATATTGGGCCAACAAAGTCAAGTGGTAAACTTGACATTTGATTAAAAATGTGCTATAATAGTACATATATACACTAAGGTATTCTCATGACATATTTAGAACTTGTCAATAATGTTTTGAAACGCTTACGAGAGCGCACAGTCAATGCAGTGTCTGAGTCAGCATACTCAGAACTCATTGGTGTTCTTGTGAATGATGCAAAGTCTGAAATTGAAAACGCTTGGAACTGGAGTGCTCTTAGGAATACTTTGACACTGACGACATCTTCTGGTGTGTTTAACTATGAGCTTAACGGTACTGGGAATAACTTTAGTGTCATGGATGTTGTCAGTGAAGATGGTAACTTCTTTATGGAGTATCGTACTCAACACGACTTCAACCAGTTCTATTTGAACCAAACACCTACTTCAGGGATTCCTAGGTACTATAACTTTAATGGTGTGTCGAGTGATGGTGATACGTTAGTTGATTTATATCCTAAGCCTGACGGTGCTTATACAATTTACTTTAACATTATTCAAAGAACAACAGATTTAAGTTCTGACGCAGATACACTAACAATACCATCTCAACCTGTTTTACTTTTAGCGTATGCTAAAGCTGTTGAGGAACGTGGTGAAGATGCAGGTATGTCTTCTACATCTGCATACGCTACAGCGGCTCGTGTTCTTAACGATGCAATTACTCAGGATGCACAACGGCACTCTGAAGAACTTGAATGGAAAGTGTAAATGGCTAAACCATTACAATCAGCTAGTGTAGCCGCACCGGGTTTTTTTGGACTCAATACTCAGGAGTCTTCAGTAACCCTTCAGGATGGCTATGCGCTTGTTGCTGATAACTGCATCATTGACAAGTACGGACGTTTAGGTGCTCGTAATGGTTGGCGTTATTTAACCAGTGGTAGCACAGGTGTTAACCTTGTAGGTATGCATCGGTTTGTTGACATCACTGGTTCAGAAACAATTATTTCATGGTCTGATACAGCATTTTACACTGGCGTTGGTACACTCACTACAGTGACACCGACGACAGACAACACAATTACTACAGGTAACTGGCAGTGTGCTACGTTAAATGATAAAGCATACTTCTTCCAACGTGGTTACAAGCCAATGGTGTATGATCCTGTTGGCGGTACAATCACTGACGTAGAAGATGAAGCAGACTACTCAGGTACTGCACCTCAAGGGAACACTGTACTATCTGCGTATGGACGCTTGTGGGTTGCTGATACAACAACAGACAAGATGACTGTATATTGGTCTGACCTGTTGTCTGGTAGTGATTGGGGTACAGGCTCTGCAGGTAGTATTGATCTGAGTTCTATTCTTGTCAAAGGCACTGATGAAATTGTTGGCATCGGTGCTCAGAATGGTCAGTTAATTATTTTCTGTAAGCAGAACATTGTTATTTTTGACGACAACACAGGTGGTGCTTCTTTTGATCCTGCAACAATGCGGTTGATTGAGGTGATTAGTCGTGTTGGTTGTGTTGCTCGTGACAGTATTCAGAACACTGGTCTTGATATCTTCTTCTTGTCTGAAGATGGTTTAAGAAGTCTTGGGCGAGTCATTCAAGAGAAGTCATTACCCATGCGAGACTTGTCTGCAAATGTTCGTGATGACATTGTACAGCTAACACAATCAGAAACTGAAGCTGACATCAAGTCTGTGTACTCAGAAGACAATGCATTTTACTTGTTGTTGTTTCCATCGTTTCAACGTATCTACTGCTTTGACACACGAGCACCATTACCCAATGGAACCCTTAGGGTAACCATCTGGGATAACCAGACACAGACAAATATGCTATCGTTGCCTAATGCTGTGTATTTTTCACAGACAGATGGTATTGCAGACTACGCTACGTACCAAGACAATACATCGACTTACCGTATGAAATACTACACAACGTACTTTGACTTTGGTAGTGCCAGTCAGTTTAAGATTTTAAAGCGTCTTGCTACAACAGTCATTGGTGGCTCTGGTCAGGACTTTGTACTTAAGTCAGGCTTTGACTACACAGACAGTTATCAATCATACCCTGCAACACTCACAAGCAGATCTGTGTCAGAGTATGGTACTGCTGAGTACAACATTGCTGAGTATGAAACAGGTACACTTGTGGAAGTCGTGAGGTCTTCTACTGGAGGCACAGGTAGTGTACTTCAGATTGGCTTTGAAGCAAACATCAATGGGGCAGAGTTGTCCCTTCAAAAACTGGATATATTTATTAAACAAGGTAGGGTCTTCTAATGACTGATTATACTAAACTTACAGACTTTGCCAGTAAGGATACTCTACCTACTGGTAATGCCGCAAAGATTGTCAAGGGTACAGAGATTGACGATGAGTTTGAGGCTATTGAAACTGCTGTAGCAACCAAGGCAAACATTAACTCACCTACGTTCACAGGTGTTCCTGCGGCTCCTACAGCATCAGCGGCTACGGACAGTACCCAACTAGCAACCACAGCGTTTGTACAAGATCAAAAGGCTTCTCCTGCGTTCACAGGAACGCCTACAGCACCAACAGCGGCAACAACTACGAATACTACACAGATTGCAACCACTGCGTTTGTACAGCAAGAAATCACTGCAAATGCATATTCAGAGCCGTATGCAAGTCAAACACAAAAAGGTGTTGCTAGAATTTATGTGTCGTCAGGTGACTTGTACATTTATACTCAGGACTAATCATGGCAATCTATCATAACGGTACAAAACTAAACTGGTATGAAGCTGACATTAACGTCAACGGGACTGTCATTAGTTCTAATGAAGATTTGAATGATGTATACCATAATGGCACTAAAGTTCATGGGTCTTCAAGTTTTGCATCTGAAACAACTTTATATAGTTTTGGACTAGCACCAGATTCATCAGCATTTGAAAATACTCACATTCCAACACTAACTTCAACGTATGCAGATGCTATTGAAACTCAAGT